CAGGTGGAGCTTTGGCTACATCGCTGAGGGCTTGCACCCAGTGATCGGCCTTCATGTCTGCTAGCGTTAATTGACTTTCATTCAGGCCCGTCAAATCTTTCTGTTGATTGACTAGAGCTGATCTCAGTTGCATTACCGCTTTTGCCGAGCCGCCATGCTTCATTACCAGACCGGGCAAAGTGTCGTAATTGCCATCCCATTCCTGCATGGACTTGGTCATAGCATCTTGGTCTGCTAAATCACGTTTGGTTTGCTCGATTTGCTGTTGCTGCTGCACTAATTGGCCGGGCTGGAGGGCGTTCTGCCCTTGCATGTTCTGGATGCCCGCAGCTTGGGCTTGCCACTGCTGATAATTTTGGATTGGTGCTTGCTGGCCTGCGAGCGCGACTAGAGGTATGCCCAATTTAGCTTCCCCCGCTTCCGATGGCCGCGTTGCCGTAGCCGCTGGCGTTATACCAAGGCGTGCCGCTATTTCCGCCTCCACCGCCGTAACCGCTGCTATTCATCGGGAATTGCGCAGACAGGAATCCGCCTAAATTGTTTACTGCTCCACCGAGCGCACCTTGCCATGCGTTGTTCGCGCCGATGATTCCGCTGGCTTGTGCCGCCCCTTGGTTCTGAATCGCTGAACCGTACTGCTGCGCTTCGTTGGCGTTGATGCCTGCGACGTTTTGCGCTCCCGATTGCAGCATTCCGCCTAGTGAACTTCCCGCTTGTAACCCTTGCCCCGAAAGCCCAGACAGACGGCTATAAAGATTGTTGTTATTCTGATTAAAGTTGGCCTGATTCGTCTGATACGTGCCCAAGGCTCTGTTATAGACATTGCTGTACTCGTTGGAAGCTGAATTTTGCGCATAATCGTTGATGTTTTTCGCTGTGCCGGTGGAGAGCAAGCCTCCCCGAGCCGCTGCGGAGTTCTGCAAGGCATTGAGTCCCTGCGTAAGTCTGAACTGATAGCCGGGATCGTTCTGTTCCGTGACTCCTGTAGGCGCGGTGAAGCTTCCATAGCCTTGGGTGAGTTGACCGCCTGGAGCGAGGAGTTGTCCGAGATTCGATACCGCCCCTTGCCCTGCTGTGGCATACGGACTGAGTAATCCAGTCTGCTGAGAGGCAATTCCTTTCTGGTAAGTGTTGGAAGCCGCTGCTTGATTCGAGGCGTTATTGGCCGCTTGGCCAGCGGCACCAGCTTGAGCCTGTGCAGCGTCCTTGGCCGCGCCACTGCCGAGGATTCCGCTAAGAATCCCGCCGCCTAATCCGATCAGTGGAGCAAGGAAACTCACGACCACGCTTCTTTCTTCCAAGTGTTCGGAGCGATGCAGAAATACTTAAAGGCAGCGTCAAAAGCCATGTCGCCATAGATACCGGGAGAAGTTAAAGTTGCCGGAACATCTACTATTTGGGCAGAGCCATTGAGCAGGACTCCAGCTTTCTGCAACCATTGAGTGTGCGGTTTGGCGATTCCGCTGCCGTGTTCTGACTGTTCAATGAACTTGGTGCGGGTATCGAACGGCGATATGCGAGCGTTTTTCGCCATCAGGCCCCCACTTCCAGAAACGCACTGATTAAGCGATAGGGAACGGGATCGCTGCCATTCACTTCATACACGCGGTCTCTCGAACGTCCGAGCCTTCGCCACATCACCCGCTTGGAAAACTCTCCGGTCTTGCCCATGCTCATGGAATATTCATTGCTGAAGGAATGCGCTCCGTCATCGCTCCAGCGCAGATTGATCTGCGGAGCGCGGGTCACCGGTTCCTTGAAATTGGTTTCTAGTACTCCCACGTTATCGACTTGCAGAATCCAGCGAACCGCCCCAGAAGAAAGCGTGTAACTTTGCGGATAATTTCCGAGTCCAACAGCAGTGGTGGAAAGCACGCCCACTACATCCACCTGTAATTGCCAGGAAGTAAGGCCGCTGGGATCGTTGATAAAAATGGTTCCCGCGGTTCCAAGTCCCAGACTGGTTTCAAGGTCTCCCGCATCCGTAACCCCTACAGCCCAGACCACTCCATTTGGATCGGCTAGAAATAGTGTGGTAGGCGCTTCTGTCGCAGGTAAGGGAGGCGTCGGCCCCAAACCGCTCTCGATATACACCTGCAACTGGTGATGCGCTTGTAATTTCTGATCCTTCGATAAATGCGGCATCCTTCGGACTCTGCGAATGGGGTTGCCGTCATCATCGGCAAACTTCCAGACTCCATTGGAATAGAAGGGAATCGCCATTTCATAAATCGTGTCGCTGCCCCAATCGCCCACCAGATGCTTGCCGAAAACAAAGACATGTACCTGACTTTTGTGCGCGATGAAAGTTCCCGTAGCAAGGTTCCAGTAACCGACTTCGTGCCACATATTGGTTGCCACGTCGTAGCGCCATGTCGCATTGGCAGTCGGGAAGTACAATTGATAGAAATAGTGCCCATCCATCTGGAAGCTGAAGCCGATGGCGTCATCAATTCTTGCGTAGCCTTGCATGGCGTATTCGATAGCATGGTTACTGACTCTGCTGGGTGTATAGCCTTGCGCCCGCCAAACAACTGCTGATCCGCGAGAATCAGCCCCCAGCCAGAAAATCGTGTTGTCTAATTGAGATGGAGATAATCGGGCTCCCAGCCCTTGCTCGATAAACCCACCGGGAACCACGTCGAAGGGGAAGATGTTGCCGGAGTCATAGTAAACAACAGCTCGGGTTGCTGACCAGAACCACACTTCCCGATGGTCAACCAGCATTCCCAATAAGTTGTCTGGAAAAACAGAAACGAGAGAGGCTCCATTGGTGGTCCAGTCCGTAGCATCGAGAGGCCCGGAAACGTAAAAAGTGTTGGAGCTGGCAATGAGAGCCAGAAAGAACCCATCGCAATAGCCCACGACAGATACCGCGCCAGAGAACGTTGCCCCGGGAATCGTGGTCAAAGTGTTGAGCGTCAAATCAAAGACATAAGCCGTTCCTGCCGAGGCAATCAGGACTTGCTGGGCGCTGCCGGCAAAGGACACTAAAAATCCGTCATTGCCCACCGCGCCTAAGAAGTTCGATGTTCCGTTGGCGAAGATTTCAAATAAATTGGAACTGGCCACGGCAAAGGCTCGCGTGCCGTTGGGCGTATCAATGCGGAATTCGCCGCGCACGCTCATGCCGGCACCACCGCGACAGTGCTTAAAGCGATGCTTCCGTTAGTTGCCGTTCCGCCCCAGGTAGGGTTATAAGTTCCAGCCGGTTGCAGATCGACATGCTCAAGAGTTGAACTGTTGGGGAAAAATCCCGTGGAACTGTAGATCGCTGCTCCCAGTCCCTGATCGCTTCCCGATTGGCAATAAAGCGGTACTCCAGAAGGGGCAGAGACAGGTCCGCTGGCGATGGTAACGATTACTCTTGGCGCGGAAGTGGTGATCGGTGCGCCGGTGACGGCGCCCGGCTGAGCGATCAGATTAAACGCGCTGGCATCCACGCCGGTGCAAGCCGTGAAAACCATGAGCAATGTGTGGGGAACAAATCCTATGCTGCTGGGACCGGCCAGATTGATAGTGACTTGCCAGTTGACCGGAATGCCCGCAGGGAAGGAGGCAGAATAAAGCTGATAAGTGCAAACACCGAAGCCAGTGGTGTGTTCGGGCAGAAAACTTACCGGAGATTTTATTGCCGTCCAAGTAGCTCCGGTGGTATCCGAGATGCTGTTCACAACCGGCACAGGCTGCGTGGAAGGGTCGGTAATCTGGCTATAAAACAGGGGCAGAAGAACTACAACCGGACCGGCCAAGGGCAGCGGAAAACTGGCTCCAGCTTCAAGAAGCATTACCGTACTGCTGGTAAACGGTGAGCCGATAATCGGACTAGCTACACTGATGATTGACCCGCCACCGCCAGAAGCCACAATCGCTGTAGCGTTTTGCGCATTATTGATTTGCGTGCAGCCCCCACCGGCTATGGAGACATTGTTATTCACCATGGATGGAGCGTTGGAGGCTACATTTACGGTGACGGTCAGAGTTGGATAACTCGCTCCCGGCGCAAGAGCATCGCTGCGTGTTGCTACATTGCCAACGACGGTCCAACCAGCTCCCGCCATGGAAACGAAAGTCAGTCCAGTGGGCACATTTTCGGTAACAGTCACCAGCCCCAGGCTTGCGGAGCTCGTGTCGTTCGTGACTACCACTGAATACGTCGCTCCGTTTTGCCCCTGAGTGAATGTTCCATTGGGAGTTTTGGCGATAGAGAGACAAGCTCCCGGCGCCACAAAGACAGCAAACTTTTTGAGCCCAGGAGTCGGGTAAAGTGCAATATCAGTCGTGCCGTCGCCCGATTCAATCTGCTCGGGATAGAGATTGACAGTTCTCTGCGCATCGGCGTTAACCGATTGACTGGTGTAGCTGCCGCCAGCTAATTTCACGCGAGTCAATTGCTGCCTACAATCGAGTCAGAGCGGTAGTCGTAGTGCCCGCCCTTGGAATCTCCCGGCAGCGGAGGAACAAATGCCTGAATAGTAGGAAGGTTCATGATTCTTACGCGAGCCAATGACTCGGTGGCCAGCCCGATAACCGCTTGAACCGTGATTTGCGCGTACTCTCCCGGCATTTCGGCTATCAGTCGAGCGGCAAGGTTGTAGCGAATCGCTTCTTTGTAGGCTGGAGGAAAGGTAATGTCGGTTACGAGGTCGGGAAAATTGTTCAGCGCGTTCCAGGAATAAATCCGCACGTTATTGACGATGTTGGGAATCACCCAGAAACTTAGATTTCTTAGTGGGTACGCTCCGTCATCGTAAACGTTCAGCGGAAGAGTGCTGGTAATCCCGACTTTTACCGGAACGTGCTGCCAGTCGCGGTCGGTGTACATGGTGATCGGCAGTTCCAGGGGTTGCGTGGGGTTTTGCAGCGAAACGATGCTCATGCGCTCGATTTTCGCTGGACGTGCGGTGTTGAAATTGCCTCCTGGTCCCATGGTGTAGACTTGCTGTCCGGGAACGAGCGGAAATTCCTGAATCGAAATGGTGAAAATCATCAACCGCTCGGCTTGCCATGAATCCAACATGTCGTTGAGGCAAGATAGTCCGTCGTTGGCTTCAGCAGCGGTAGGGGTCTCGCCACTCGCCAAAGCTCCAATAAGGCGCATGGCGCTGGAAATCAAATCGAGACCGGTCATCAGTTAGCCCTTATTCTTTTGCTTCAGCGGCTTTCTTTTCTGCGGCGGCCTTATCTTCAGCAACCTTTTTGTCGGCGGCAGCTTTGGCAGCAGCAGCATTTTTGGGATTCTGGGCCGCTAACTGTTTGGCAAGGTCGGCTTCCGCTTTAGCTTTGTCCTGCGCAGCTTTTTCCTCGGCCTTTTTCTGATCTTCAGCGGCCTTGGCGTTCAGCTCGTTGACTTTCTTGATGTGCTCGGCCTTGGCTTTTTCGGGATGAATCTCCCAGCCCGGCCCCAGTTCTTTTTCTTCCGCAGCCGTCTCCACCAGCCTGGAGCCTTCGGTCGCGTGATACAGCCACTTCGGATATTCTTGATTAGCCATAAAGCTCCTTTACAAGTTAAAATGAATCATGCTCTCCGCTGACGAATCCAAAACTCGACGGGTTGCAAAAATTAGGCGATATGAAGCCAAAAATCCTGACAAAAAAGACTTTGGCGTAGTCGAGGAGTCAAAAAATGGAGAGCAAAAAACCCTGATTGGGCTAGAAAACTTACTCTCGCCAGCGTTACAGTTCACAATGCGATTAAGACAGGAAAGCTTATAAAACCAACCACATGTTCTAGCTGCAATCAAGAAAGACCAATCGAAGCACACCATCACAATGGCTACGATAAGACCCATATACTTGACGTAGTTTGGCTTTGTGTTCCCTGTCATAAGATTGCCCATATTAAAAAATCACGTTAATGTGACTGCGGAAGTGCTGACTACCTGCCAAACTCCGTTGTAGGCCCGCAAAATAATCCCCGCCCCACGAAAAGCAGCGAAAGTAGCGGTGGTTTTTAGCGCCGTGCCGTTGGCGAAAAGCGCAGTCGCGGTGATGGTGTGGGCGAAAAGGGTGTCTGAGAAAATCGCGATGCTCAAATTATCGTCGGCGCCTACCGTGGGAGCCGCTAGAGTCATGGCATCGGCTGAACCGGTTTTAACGATGTAATTGCCGTTGACGTGCGCAGGGATAACATCCGCCGTTCCGGTAAGTAGAACCGGGACGCCCTGCATGGCATCGCCGTCGCATACCTGATTGATCACATCGTTGGTTACTGCGCCTAAGTTTGTAAGTCCTCTCGCCATCGTTGCTCCTTAAAGTTGGGGTGAAGGGGGAGCTGAGAACTCCCCCTTCAGTTGGGACTAGGTAAGAACAACGGCTCCGGCAGAAGGTCCTTGGCTCATGACGTGGTAAACCAAATTGCAAACGCGGAGAACGATGCCAGCGCCACGAAACGCCGGGAAAGTTACAGTCGTTTTCAAGGCAGTGCCGTTGGCCAGCAAAGTTGTGGCGGTGATGGTGTGAGCGAAAGCGGTATCCGACCAAACCTCGATGATATTGCCTTCTTGCCCGGCAGTTGGAGCAGCCAAAGTCATGGCATCAGCCGATCCAGTCTTGACTACGTAGAAAGCCGCCACACCAGCGGCCAGCGCGTCAGCGGTACCAGACAGGAAAATGGCCTGCTGATTTCTCGCGCCATAAGTAACCTGCTGTAAAGTGGTGTTCCCGCCAGTGAGTTCTGCCTGATCGGTAGGGAAGTCAGCCGGGGTAGCGCCGATCTGCACTTGTGCGCCCGATACGTGGGCCGCCGCAGCCGAGCCGTTATAGCCACGCAAAACAATAGGCAGCGTAGTGCCTACCGGAGCAGCAGCCACATAAATAAATTCCTGATCAATCTTGAGGATGGTGATGCCAGTACCAGTCTGCTGATTTGGGCCAGTAATGCCGGTTACGCTAGCCACACCAAAGCTGGTCTGCGTCGAGGTAATTGCCCCAGAAAGCGTTGTTGCGGTAATTGCCATTTACTTCTCCTTTGTTCCGAGCGGTACGGTCGATGGGAATAGGGGAGAGTGGTCTCTCCCCATTTACTAACTTGCGATTCTTACTGCCAATTCGGGATAGAACGTTGCCCAGCCGCCAAGGAAGTCGAGACGGAGGGGAGCGCGATCTGTATTAATGTCGTAGTCCCTAATGGAACGAATGCTTATCTTCAGGTCTGGGTCAGTTACGCGGTCGGCCTTGTCCAAGCCCTGGAACAGCGGCAAGTCGGCGGTGACAAAGATGAAAGCGTCGGGATGGAACGCCAACCCTCGCACAGAAGAGGTGTTGGCAGCGCCGTTAACGGTAATGGCTGCGTTAGCTGCGGGAGCTACGGTTACGTTCTGGAAAGGCCCGCTGGTGATGATGGAAGGCGAAATGTTGATGGTTCCATTGCCGGAACCGTCTGAGCTGAATGCGCTGGTTACGACAAAGTTGCGGAGATATCCGGTGGAACGCCTGTTCTGGGGATTGACGGCAAATACGCCAGCCAACTGGATAACGTCGCCCTTATTCAAACGGAGACCAACAGCAGCGGTCCAACCAGTAGTAACGATGCTTGATCCGGTCTGCCCCGCGGTGGCGTTGACGGTAGGAGTTCCACCCTGAGGCCCTACGACTTGTAGGCCTACGTTCTGGTCCATGTACCAGTCAAAGCCCAGAGTGTCGGCAGCCATCATGCCCTTGGCATATTGCTCGCTGATCTTCCGCTGCGGGTTGAGCAAGCCAGCCAAAGCGCCCACAATCTTGCGGTTCATGGTCGGCCCCATAACGATTCTGCGGGGGTCCATAGGGGCCGCTTCGTTGTTGAGGAGCTCGCCGGCAGCCAGATAAGTGTCGATGGTGGTCGGAGGAGTTCCCGGAGTGCCTACTTCGTTGTAGACGTTGATGTATTGCGAGAGTCCGTCATCATCCACTTGGTTGGCCAGCGAAGTGACGTGCTTCGACACAAAGCGAGTCGTGAAATCGTCAATATTTAGCAGAAGGTCTTGAGAAGTGACCGCAAAAGACCGCTGATACTGCGTGGTCAGCGCAACCGGCACGCTTGTTTCGGTCAAATCCTGAAGAATCAAGCCTTGGCCGGAAGAGTAAATCGAGCGAACCGGCTTCCTGATGTTCAGTACTACGCCGATCTTCGCGCCGGATTTGGCGAAGTAATCGTCGTACTCGCGATTCACATATTTGGTGAAAACTACGTTGTTTTTGAGGACGCGAGAGGTCTCGCGGGTGATCATTCCTATCGTAAGTTCTGTATTTGCCAAGGAGGGCTCCTGTCGAAGAATTGGAAACGTGTAGCCTTTGCCGTTTCCGATTCGGCAGGAGTTTCTGACCAACCTTGCGGCGGTCGCGGAGAGCTTTACCTCTACATCACAGGGAGTTTAGCCTTCCCAGAGGGCTTACGTATTTTGCTGTATTGACTTGTAAACTCGTATTTGTGGTGTGTCAAGCACTTTTGTGTCCGTTTTGCCACAATTAGCGTATTCGGCCAGCCGCTCTAGCCTTTTCGTAGTCAGCCATTGACATGCGATCTAATGGGACTGTGGATTTGGTGCTCGATCCGCCCACTGGCTTAATCGGGGCCGGTGCTTTGCTGACTATTTTAGTCTTTTCCTTCACTTCCTCTTTTTCTACCTCTTCTGTTTCTTCCTCATCGCTGGCCGCTTCCAGTTTGTCTACGATTCGCCCAACGGCCATCTGTATCCTAGCCGGCGACAATCCTTCCATTTTGGCGAGTTCGTCGGGATGCTTGCCCAGATAGTAAAGAAGTTCGCCGCCCATTCCCGACTCATACATAGCCACGGCAAAGGCCTGAGAAGCCATAACATCAGCTTTGCTGCCCTCTTTCCAAGGCGTGTCAGTGGCTTTGACCACTTCCTCAAAATCGTCATACTTGGCGCGAGCTTCCGAGATTGTCCGGTTGTGATTGTCGAAGATTTCCTTGGTCTGCGCTTCCTGCGTAGCACGTTCCCGCGCTTCCTCTTGGGCTTTAATCTCTTGGCGAGCTTCCCAACGGGCCTGAGCTTTGAAAAAGGCTCTTACATCGCCGTTAAAGTCTTCCTCTTTGGGCTCATCGTCGGCCTTAACCGTCTTTTCTTCGGTTTTGCCGGTCTTCGCTTCCAGTTCCTGAGCGCGTTTCTCGGCGGCTTCCTTGGCTTTCTCCAATTCGGCATTGTGCTTGATTAGCCGGTCTATTTTCTTCTGTGCGCCGTTCCAGCCACGCTGTTTGGGCTTCTCTTCTTCTTTTTCCTCGGTTTCCTCAGTCTTTTGCTCTTCTTTTTCTTCCACTACGGGCGCTTTGGGCACGCTGGTGAGACCTTTATCGCGAGCCTCGTTGTATTCTTTGGCCGGCAGCGTGTCGATGCTGACTTCTTCTACTGTTTGTTGCTCTTCTGGCATATTTTATGCTCCTTTTCATCGGGTTCCTAGTTTGAACAATTCCATATGAAAATATCGGTATTCCCCACGGTTGGGGCCACGGCAAAGGTTAGATTGAATACTACGGAGGTGGCGCTTGTCGCTCCATTGGCGATCGTCGTCGGGAACGTATTGCCGGGCAAGGATAGACCGGTTTCCGGCGAAGCCAGTTGAATGGCATAGGCGCGATATTCTAGCATTTAGAATCATTGTAGGGTTGCCGCCCATTGCACTGCCGCCGAATTTGAAGCGCTGGCTGTGATCGTCGCGCCTGTCGCGCTCAAGGCACTCACGGTTAGCGTTGTAGCTGTCGCTGGGATGTTGGGTGGAATCGTGAAACTAGGGATAGCGGTGCTGACTCCAAAAGACCGAGCGAAAGTCACGACACAAGTTGTCGCCGCTGCGAAAGTGCAAGTGCCGGTTTCGGAGTGATGATTGGTTCCTAGAATGTTGAGCGGCCCGGTAAAGGTATTCGCGCCTTGGTCGAATAAATTACTACCCGCCACGTCGGTGTAAGCAAATGCCGAAGCACCGCCGTTGACAGTCGAGTTTTCTACGTAGACTTTGCCAGCCGCCGTCAACACGATGCCGTTGGTAGTAGTTGTGCCGATATTCAGAGCGCTGTTGACAAACAGTCTCAGAATCCCGCCTGATGCTTGGTTCTTATATATTGTTCCACCAGCAATTGAATTCCCAGTCAGTAAATGCGTGAACGTGAGGGTCGCGCCGTTGCTGAGGATAGTTATATTGTTCCCTGATCCAGTCCACTGTGCTCCCAGCAAGTGGCATTCGTAGCACATGAGTGAATCGCTGGTCCCGGTACCTGGACCTGAAACGTTGAGGTTCACCGGATTGTTCTCGACGGCAAGCTGGATAGCCGTGACTTGTGCTCCTGAAGCAATATTGATCCCGTTGTACCCGCAGCCGGAATTGTCGAACTGGCGAAGTGACTCCCAACCGTTGATGAAAAATCCGTAATTATTGATGTTAGAGGCATCAAAATTCGTGCATAGGAAGTTGTCGGTCGAGCCAGGTCCGCGCAATTCGAAGAGTTGCTTGCCGTTGCCCATATTAGATGTGGAGTCTCCACCACCGGTAAAGGTAATATCCGCTATACGCCCCTCAATCTGTCGCACGAAGCAGGCGTTCCCGGAGCCATTGGTGCAGGGGGATGTTTCGGGAAATGTGTAGGGCAAAAACACATTTGTGACACCACGCCCGCGTCCTTCCCACTCTAAGCCAGCCGCGTAGTAAATATTGGCGAAGGAACCAATGCCGCTATTACCAAAGATAGAGCCAAGAGCGACACAAGCTGGGGGATTGATGTAAAAATGTGGATCGCCAAACCAGTAGTTCACTCCTGAGAAAGTTAGCCGGGCGCAAGTACCTAGAGCCTGAATCGCAGCGTCGGCAATCACTGCGTTGGCATCATCGGGATGCCCCCAGAAAACACAGTGAGAATTGCCAGTGGCGGTAATTTGCGCGTTGCCGTTCAGCGTTACTTGTGTGGAACTAACAACCGCCGTAATGGTCAGAGGGCCACCGGACACTATCCCTAATGGAGTGGATGAAGCTTGAGTGGCGATGGTGGAAGTGAAAGCCGCACAGGTAGCATACCCAGCGATGCGCTTACCCACATCCGAGGTTTGCCCACTCGCGCATGGAACAGTAGTTCCATTACAAAAATGAGCAGTGGCACTGTTGACGGTGGGGATGCCAGCCGTCCATGAAGCATCATTGGCTTGCTGAGTGTCCGCGAAGGTGAAGAAACATCGAGAATCACCTGCATTGCAATCTGGCCCGAAATAAATGGATGTTTTGGGAGCTGCGCCAGTGCCGACGCCGTTGGCTGCGCCCGTTACCGTGACTGGCCCTAAATTTACGATGGTCGGGGGAGCCACATTGATGAAAACTCCCACTGTTCCGCTGGTGAAAGCTGAAGCTCGCACCCGAAAGTCTGTTTGGGCGGTGAGCGTGTAAGTAGTTTGCCCATTCGCTGAAGGTCCAGTTCCCGCTGAAACCCAAGTGACGCCATTATCCGCAGCCATTTCCACGACTAAAGTTGCCGACCATGTTCCAGTAATGGTTACGGCCACGCTGGTGCTGCCGGGAGGCAAATGGACGGATATGCAAGCGTTGGTGGTCGCGCACGTCGAGCCGGTCGCGGTGATATTGCCTGTTGCGCTGGATTGATAGGTTAGCGGATTCTGCGCATATAAACTCGTCGCGCAAAACAGTAAAAGTAGGATGATTTTCCTCATTCTTGGGGCTCCTGTTGCTGCATATCTGCTTCATGGGCCTGATTTGCGGCGGTCATGTCGGCTTCGTGGGATTGGTCGCTGGCTTGGCTTTGCTGATCGGCGGCGGTTTGCTGCGCGGCGAGTCCTTTTTCGTGCTCTTGCTGGTCTTTCTGGAGAGCTAGGTCGTGAGCGGCGCTGTGCAGCAAGTCGTATTGCTTGATTTCGTTGTCTGCGATGGTTTCGTGCAAATCCTTGCTGGCATTGATCTGTGCTACCGCTAATTTAGTGGCTTCCTGCATCTTCACGATGGCCGCTTTAGTCTGTTCCTGCATCTGCGCTATCTGCATCTTGCCTTGCTGCTCGATTTGCTTGGTTTCCACGACTTTCTGGGCGTCTTGCAGGGCTTTGGTCAGGAGTTCATGCTGTTGGCTCATCTGCTGGAGCGTGGACTGCATTTTATAGAGCTTTACCTGCGGATCGGATTCATCGTCGCCTTGCAATTGCGGGGGAAGCATCATTTTCAGGCGCTTGGCTATCTCTTTGGCCTGGGGAATGTCCATTTCGCCCACTACGAGATCGAGAATGTTCTGCGCGGCGGGCCCTAGGACCTTCAGAAGGTCCATTTCTGTGGCTACCGCTTCCTGCCTCTTTGTCTGGTAGCTGGGACCTATCGAAACTGTCACATCATAGCGGCCCACGCTGATGTCAAAAGCCTTGGTAATCTGATCGGTGAGCATTTTCTGCGCTTCATCGGCCTGCTCTGGCCCGTTATGGATGACGATTTGCTTATTGGTGCCATCCGGCATGATGATTCGCTGGATTCGCGGGGTATCGTAGTAAAAGCGTATCCACTCAATGAGTTCGTAGTAGCTTCTGCGCATCTCCCGCGCGACGTTGTCCGAGAAATTCGAGGTAGCTAGCGAACCTTGCTCCTGCAAATGCTGGATCGCCTTGCCTGATTCGTCGCCTTTGCGCTGGCCCAAACTGGGATCGTAAACACCCATCGAAGCTTTCACGTCCATCGCTGCTTGCTGGGTCATGTGCGCCATGGAGTCAATTTGCGGCTCTAGTAGGTCGCGCTCTGGGCGAGGTGCAGGCTTACCAGCAACATCCACCTGGGTATAGAACAATACTTTGGTGTTTTTGGGGTTAGACCATTGCTCGGGATTCACAAGGGAACCGGCCACGGCAATATAAGGAGCGGTCTTGCTGAGGGCTATCTTCTCTGTAGCCGCAGAGGTCCAGAAGTTGTACATCCGTTGTGGGTCTTTGGCGTTGCGAATCAATCCGGCCAGATAACGTTTACCGTCTACGTCAAAATCATCGCCTACCGCAGTAAAGATGGGTATGGATTTACCCGGCAAATCCTTGGGACCGTCCAATATTTCAGTAGCGTTGATCTTGCGCCAAACTACCTGCTTTTTCTTGCGCTTGCCCTTTCCCTCACGTTCCACGATTTCAAAGTATTCTGCTACCCGGACAACATCATTCATTACCCATTCAGGCGAAGCGTTGCCGCGTCCCATGAACTCTGTCAGCGTATCGTTGCTCTGTGAGTATTTGGAGTCGGGATATTCATCCTCGTAATTGTCGCGGGGTACGTCCTCAACGATAAATGCCCATTTAGCGTCTTTGGTGGGCACTCCCGGCTGCCAATAGACTGAAAACTGATTGCGAATCGCCCGGATATAGACTTCCTGATCGTCGCTCTCATCGTCGATGTATTCGGTCAGGAATCGCCAAGAGCCAAAACCTATGCGCGTTACCGCTTCATGGGCATTGTCGTAGGCAATCTCTGAATCTGACTGCACTTCGATGTGCCTGACCATCCCTTGAATAATTTCAGCGGAATCCACGTCGGCGCCATCGCCTACCGGGGTAATGTTGCCGCTGGGCCGCTTGGCTCGGTATTCATTGGTTACGATTCGGACAGACTGCTGCGTCTGGTCCATCGTCAGGCAGGGCAGATTGTCTTTTTCGCGGTCGGCTTTGATGTTGGCGGGCCACTGGTCGCCGGTGGAGAACTTCAGATCGTCCAGGCATTTCTCGCGGGTCTCGTATTCCGCTTCCTGGGCTTGCTGCCAGCGCTTCATGGCCAGCTCAACTACGCTGGTGTCGTCGGATTTCTTCTTTAGCTCGGCAAGCTCAGGCATCCCGCATCAGCTTTCTGAATGACCTTGGCTTAAATGTCAGGTGAGGGAGAATATTGTTGTAGACGCCCTTGCGTAGCCCAAGCGTGGCACTCAGCAAAATGCGGCGAAGCTCTTTCTCATCCTTAATCTTTGAGGAAAGCTCGGCAATTACCGCCTCTTCGTATTCCACATCCGTAGTGGCTCGGTCGTTCATCCATAAATCCCAAAAATGTCCGCTTCCTGCACAAGATGCAGGGTAGACTCAGCCTCTAGCGGCAAATCGTCGTAATAGTCTTTGGCGAAGTCGTTCCATTTAGAGTTGAAAAATACCGTGTCGCCGGGCTTGACCGCGGGCTCTTGTCGCCAGCCGGACTGCCACTCCAACACAAAACTCGCTAATTGCATACTCCATGCATATTCCCAGTCACCTTCATGCCACTTTCCCGGTCCCACCGCTAATACCGTCCCTTTTAAGCCTTTAGGTGCGTCAGTGAGCGTGATGAGTCCTTTTTGCTCGTCGATGCGACGGATTAAGACGCGATCATTGCGGGGCTGAATGAAAGTACTGGATTTCAACCAGTGAGGCGTAACTTCGTTTTTAAGCGAGCGTAAAATTTCTTTTGAGATGTTGTTCACTTCGCCCTCATCAGCGAGTGCAGACTGATGTTCTTGCCGGGCTTGCGCAGCGGCAACTTCTTGCCTTTAGAGGCTTGGTTCCATTCCTTGACGCCGGCAGCGCCTAAAGCCTGTTTTCCGGCTGGAGAGTTTCCCCAGCGCTCCTGCTTGATCGATTTCCAGGGCATAACACCTCAAACTTGCAGGCGATCCGCTCCATCGTGCGCTTCTGCACCCCGAGCAAGGGGCTTAGGAAGGCCAGCCGCTCTAAGCCAGCGCGGGCATGATTTCCCGCTTCCGCTGCCTGCGCCTGCACAGTCAGTTCTTCCGATGGATGAATTTGTGGCTAAAGAGCCACAATGTGTGACTTTTACGTTATTCGAGGCAGGTTAGCAAGAGAAATAGTGAACTTTTAGACACAAACTAGCAAATCAGGACATCCAGTTCGTAGATTGTTCGCCGGGCGTGTACATGCGGATAGGTTCGGGTGCTGGTGGGGGCGCTATCGTGACACTGAAGGTCATTGCGAGTTGATCAGCACAATCAGGACTGCCAAGCGAGGGCACGCGCTCCTTCATATCGTCCTTGCTCTCAACCTCAATTTGCCCTTTGGAATTGTAGGAATATAGCGGAGCCGTCAACTGATCGCATAGTTCCGGGTCATTGGGTATCTCCGGACCAGCCGCTAGCCAGTCGCGCATCAATCCCCATATTTCGGAGCGCCGGTTGCGATATTTGTTGGCATCGTTCGCAGTCTCGCCACCGTGGAACTCGAAACATTTATAGCCGCGGGCCTTGATATGGTCAACGGTTCCTGAACCCAAACCATCTCCGTCGATTACCGTGGCGTCTGCGCTAATCTCCTTTTGCCAGTAAATGACCCGTTCAGCGGTAAATACTGTGCTCTTGCCTCTTAGCTTCTCAAGAATGGCTGATTTACGGCCTTGCCGCCAGCCAATGACTGTCTGATCAGCCCCATATCTGGCCACATCACATGATAGAATCTTTGGCAATCGCTCATAACCTACCGCCGTATTGCGTCGAGATGCTTCCACATGATCAGGCTGGATAAACTGATCAGTTCCTACTAAGGGGAACTCGCCCCTGATCCAGATGCGCACATACCAGCTATCCTCGCCATATTGCTGCACTTGCTTGTTTAATGCTTCGTGATTTGTTCCCTCAACCGACCTGGAATCAATTCGATAGGTCTTCCATAGGTTAGCGTTCTTACCAAAACATTCGCGGAACCCCCCAGTTGCCTGAGTCGGATTCCCGAATGCTATCCACAGCATTTCCGTATTGTCATCCGTAAAGGTACTTTGGGTGTTGTTCCAGATGATGTCGTCAATGCCGCTGGCTTCATCGAAGATGACCACCATGCGCTTGTCTTTGTTATGCAGTCCTGAGAAGGCTTCCTGATTCTCGGCTGACCAGGGGGTAAAGTCTGTTCGCCATTCCCGCTCATGGCCAGGCTGACGGCTGGTGATGCTCGTAGCTTTGGCTTCCCACCAGTGCCGATTGAAGGCCAAGCGCGTCCATTTGGATACTTCTGGGACTGTTTTGGTCGCTAACTGGGTACCAGTATTAGCCGTAACGACTACTTTGCAGTCACCGCAAGTGCTCATAGCCCAATTTATGATCATGGCGATTAGAGCTGATTTGCCGATGCCCTTACCCGAGGCGACGGCTAGCTGACAGAGCTGGAAACGAGTATTGGGATTCTGGAGATGATCGCGAATATGACCGAGGATTTCGCGCTGCCATTTACGAGGGCCGTGCGAACTAGCTAATTCCTTTACGCCCCAAGGGAAGAACCGCTCTGCGAACTTCAGTGGATCGTCGGTACACTCTCCAACTTCCTCGATAAGTTGCTGCTCAAGACTGGGGAGTGCTAGGGCCATGCTTGCGTTTCCGTATTTCTTCTACCTGCTCTGCCAGACCTTCCATGCCAGTTACTTTGATATTGTCTTTCAATAGGCCCAATCGCCTATACAGCAACTCGAGGTTCTTGGTCTTATCGCTCAACTTTAACGTGGTGCGCAGAATGGCTTTGCGCTCGCCATCGCCGGAGCCGCCAGTCGTATCCTCTCGTATTTCCTGCACCGCTGCCCAGTCGTCCCGGCTAAGTTCTGATAATGAAATGCCTTGCGGCTTTCCGTGCTCATCCACGCGCACATAATTGGCCATGTTGCTAAATGCTAGGCGAGCCACTTCCTCGTCTATCTTTTCGGCTCTAAGTTCAAGTTTATCAGCGCGGGCCGAGTTCAATTTGTCGATTAGCTTCTTAACCTTACTGTTGCCTAATAGCTGCGAGGCGCGAACGTCCGCACCTTTGGAACTGTAACCCGCTGCAATAGCTGCTCTTGTGCCATTCAGGTCAATAACGTAGTTTTGTGCGAACTTTTGTTGCCGTAGGGAGGTCTTTCTGGCCATTTTCGGGGCTATTTCCAGCCTGAAATGTACGGATAAAGCACAATGTTACGCATTCTCCGCACCCAGTGATAGATACGCCATTTGAGCGGGATGTTGAAGTTGTGGCAGTAATAGGCTACGCTACTGGGGTCCATGGTTAGCCCTCACTCCAGATTCCGCTAACCTGAGTCTCTATGGGCGGAAACGATAGGCGCTTTGCTCGTTCGAGTGTTGGCTGAAAACCTACAGGGGCAGCCACATTTTGCCAAGGCCCAGACAAATGCAGATGTGGAGAAATCGGAGCAATTGTCATCGTGCCACGGCGATAAACATTCTCAACAATCACAAATTTCTTAAGTATAGGGAGCTCTTGCCTGGTGAGCGGGTTGATTTGGAAAACTCCCTCAAATTCAACAATATCGCCTAAGTTAAACAGTAATTGCGGGGTCGCTATATCGCTGGGAAAGCTATATACCCGAAATGGGAAGGTCCTCAGGGCCGCAGTAGCAGCGACACCGCCAATCAGTGAACTAAGGAAAGAACGCCGTTCCATGGCCGCTAGAATACTCTAATTTTGGGATAGTTTGGGTACAAATGTGTGACCCAGCTTCGCGGCGTCAGGTCTTGCTCCAGTTTTTGCCCGGTTCTGCTGATGGTGAAGCTCATTGCCGGGCCGATCTGCCCACGTCTGAATAGCTGGTAGCGTGTTCCGGTGCCGGCTGGCTGCCACTCGATGACGAATTGAGGCTGGTGGTTCTCATCGAAGCAATAGCCTCTGAATCCGCTAGTGCTTAACACGGAATCGCGTCTCATCTTCCCTGGGATAATTGGCTACGCTTCTGTCGCTGAGCCCTACGGCTACGTTCCAGCTCGACCACACGGCTACCGGGGAATCGTTGATTAGTTCGTTTCTCCAGCCTTGCGTCCAGTGCTCGCGCCCGTAAATGGTCATTGCCGCTGTTACGATGCTGATGCCACCCCGTAACCCTTCTCTCGCGTGAAAAGGTCCGTATCCACCGTCAGGGCAATGGATTAGATCGTTTCTCAGCCGGCAGTCGTGAATCTCTTTGGTGGCGAATAGCGTTGACCCTGCCGCGGCGCCTATCAGGGTCCAGTTCATTTTCGATTGATACCAATGGTGGGGCTTTGCATTTACGGTGCTCGCTGCTAAGAGAAAAATTAGGGCCAGTTTACCCATGCTCCAGTCTGTCCATGCGCTGTGAAAGGGAAGCAAATGCCAGTAAACAGTTCATTTCTATGTCTTTAAGCCGATCTGTTGAGTCCAGCGCTATCTTGCTGCGGCCCTCGCCGGGAATGCCCATTCGCTCGTAAATCGTGGTTACTCTAGCTTTTGCCGCTCGCAATGAAATGTTCAGCTCCTGCGCTATCTCTTTATTGCTCTTGCCTTTGCGGATGAGCGTCAAGACTTCAGCCTGGCAAGCGGTCAGCATTTCTTGGCTGTCACTTTCGCATCATGAAAGTTGTATTTCTTCAAAAGCGCGAGCGCTTCCTCGCATGGGATGCTATCGACTACTGATACCTGCAACTCATTCGTAGTGGGATTCCAATGGATAATCCCGATCACTTGCCGCTTCTCATCTGCCGGTACATGAATTTCAAAAGACATCAGTACAGCCCGAAAAAGTGCAGGAAAATCAGGAAGATGATCAGCACCGCGATCCAGTACAGAATCTCACTCCAAGGGCTGGGAACGCCCAGCGCCACCATCAGCAGCCGGAATATCTTGAACAGAATCACGCAAATGACTACCAGGATGAACAAACCGAGGAACAGCCCCACCAACCCGTCAATGCCGAGAAACCCGTAATGATGATGAGTTAAAACGACTTGCGCGAGTGCGAACATGATCCTCCGTGGGGCGCTGTGCCCTATTTGACACTACTCCCGCAGTCTGTCAAGGGCAAAAGCTTCGTTTTAGCTTCGATGCGTCATTTTTGACACAACAGCGGCGTGGGCTGCATCCCGGCTATCGCCCTCAATTATTTTGTGGAAAAGTGAAAATAGTGCTTGACAGCTTACTACCACCGGTAGTAGTGTTCGCGCATGGAGATCATGAACATGGAAACCTACCGAGGGTTCACTATAGAGCCAAAGCGAGACTTCGGGAAATACGGATATAGGGTCAACGGCAAGATGGTGCGCGAAGGCTTTGTCGCAGTAAAGGACTTCTGCAATCCTATGCCGGGAGCCACTTGGTTTCTCACGGTTGAGGAAGCTAAAGACGGAATCGACAAGTACATCGCTGCCGCAGGCGATGCCAAGAAGTTCTGGGAATCTTATCAAGACCCTGGTGCGCGAGTTTCGGAGCAGGCATGAAAATTTACACCATCACGTGCGCGAAGTGTAAAGTGCCTTGGCAGCCCAAAGTGCTTGCGCCGAAGAAGTGCCCTAACTGCCAGACGCGCTACTGGCGGGCAGGGAAGAAGAGCGAGGCAGCGTGATGGCTCCAAAACCTCAAGACGGCGTAGTAGCCCTTCCAAAGGAAAAACCTGTCACCCGATACTGGCTATTGCTGCTGGCCTCAGCGATTGTGCGAGTAATAATTTTCTCTGAACCTACCCGCGAATATGCGGAAGCCTGCAAAAAAGAATTATGGGAGCTGGAAAACATATGAGACTCACCTTGGGCATCCTCGCACTCGCTCTGGGCGCGGACCTGGAACGTCGATTGGCGGGCGCTGAATCTTTATGTGCCTTCCATGCTGGCGATTATTTGCTTTGGTTGGCTGGCCGTGCAGCTCTCGAACTTGCAAGCGGAATCCGCTCGCGAATCAGTGTACAGCGACAAAGTTCAAATGGAGGTAGCGCAGTGAGATTTTCTACCAGCGTGGAGGCCAAGACTCTCCCGGCTAGCGCATCAAGGAATCGTGCATGACTAAAAGGCAGAAGGCCGCTTATGACAAACAATACCGCAAGTTGAATCGTGCCCGCATACGGGCCAACCACGCTGCTTATTTTCAGCGCACTTATGACCCAGTGGAAGCGGCCAAGCAGCGCAAAAAACGAATGCCTTACCACGTGAAGTATTGTCGCCAGCCTTGGTACAGAGCGTGGAAGCGTGCTTACGACAAGAGGCGACGTGCGAACAGATTCGGAGGGTTCACTGAAGCCTATACAGTTTTATTGATGTTGCAGAAGGAAATCAGGAAACAAATGCCTGACCGATTTGACCGATATGCCCAAGCTGGCAGGCAGCAGTGGAACCCCATAAATCAAGAGAGAAGAAGGAGAAAGAACTATGAACGGTTCGACGAATCTTTCAGCGGTTAATCTTAAAAACTCACTGTGGGAAGTCTTGAATAAGGTTAAATCCAAGAAACTACTGCCCGGTCACGCCGATGCCATAGCTTCTCAGGCACGGGAAATCCTGCGAACAGTCAAAATGCAACTGCTAGTAAGCGGACAAACCAACCGTCCGGTTCCCTATGACGTAATTGAATTTTCAGAAAGCAAAACTGCCAAAGGTCGCAAAAAACTAGAGGCAGCATGAGCGATTTCTACGAAGACCTTGCAAACGAAGCTGCCGTATCCGATTCAGGCAATGAGATCAGCGAAAAGGAGTTTCGAGCCATGCTCAGAAACAAAATCTACACCCTGCCCAGACCATACGTAACCGAAAACGACTTGGTGAACCGCGCGGTGAACATCTATCAAGGACCTAGCCACCATGACGTTATGGACCGTTTGCGGCAGGACTTTCGCAAGCCGGTGCTGGTGCTGAACTGGAAAGTGCTGCTGCTGATTGGCTCGGTTCTGGTTACTGGAGCAGTGCTGGCACTGGTGGCGATTCTGAAGGATTTGCGGCCGTGATTTACGAAATCGTAGTTGCGGAAAGGGCGTCACTAGCAAAGGAACGTTGGCTGATAAACGCCATCAATTTGGCTAAGGCGGTAGAAAAGTCAGAACGTCGGCGTAAATCCGATCCCGAATTTAGAACAGGGTGGGCAATCGTCAGTGCGCACGAGGTTGGAGAATTGCAGCCATGACCCTTCGCACCCACCGCAGCGCGGATTTCAGCGAGGCTATCGCAGCAAGACGAGAGAGAGCCTGCTACCACCTGGACCTGACCCGCACCTGGAATCCGAATGAACGCGCATGGAGCGATTGGTGGAAATGCACACACTGTGGCGCAAGAGTTTCAGCAGTCATTCAAAAGGAGGAAGCCAATGCCGATCTACGCGAGAACCAAAGAATCTGATTACGAGGTAGCGCCGGAAGGTCTATGGCACGCCGTATGTGTCGATGTCGTGGACCTCGGAATCGTCGAAAGCAAGTTCGGGCCACAGGAGAAGATTGAGATTCGCTGGCAGCTCGAGGAAAAGGACAGCAAGGGCCGTCCGTTCCTGATTGTCCAACGCTACACGCCCAGCCTGCACGACAAATCACGCCTGAAGCCGATGCTCGAGGCATGGCGCGGTCGTAAGTTCACCGCCGAAGAACAGAAGCAGTTTGATATTGAGAAGCTGCTTGGAGCGAACTGTCAGCTTCAGGTGATCCACAACATCAAGGATGAAGGGCGGGTGTTCGCCAACGTCCAGGCAGTCGTACCTGCGCCCAGAAACGCCGCAACGCTCCGTCCCAGCGAAGATTACGTTCGCGTAGTGAACCGTCCCAAGGAATACACGCACGGAAAAGTAAACGGGAGCCTGACGAATCATGGACAAGAAACCGAATGGGTGCCGTTTTGACCTTCACGACGAAGGACCGGGTAAAGAAGGGCTCCAGCCGTTTCTATCCTATCGACGGGGAATTGTTTCCCTCAGTAACGACGATCTTGGACGTGATTGGCAAGCCTGCATTGATGAACTGGGCCGGGAAGGTCGAGCGGGAGATGGTACTGAGCGTCTCAGCCGACCTGTACGCCGATTGCTCAAGAACCGAACCGATGAGCAGGGCCGCATGGCTCTTGACGATGAACGCGAGGCTTGGAAAAGAGAAAGCCAGCGCCAAAGAGTTGAGGAAAGCCGGCGACATTGGGACGCAGTGCCACGAACTGATCGAATGGACGCTGAAGGGCGAACTGATGTACGAAGCGGGACCTTCCCCGAGGATTTCTGACGCTGCTCAGTGGGCTTTTATGGCGTGGCAGGATTGGCGGCAAGCCGCAAAACTGAAACCCATTGCCATCGAACAGGTGGTTTACAGCCGCACACACCATTACGCCGGCACGCTTGATTTGCTTGCCGAAGTGGATGGAGTGCTCACCGTAATCGACTGGAAGACTGGCAAAGCAATCTATAGCGAATCGCACTTGCAGAACGCCGCTTACCGTCATGCCGTGCGCGAAATGGGCCACGGTGATCCCAAGAAGGGATTAATCGTTCGCCTCCCTAAAGTAGAAACCGACCCTAACTTTGAAGTGGTGGAAGCGAAACCCGAAGAACTGATGTTTCCAAAGTTCCTTGACGCCAAAAGTGTATGGACCTGGGCGCAAGAAATGGATGCGGAATATCAGGCCAAACAGAAACCCACCGAGCAAAACATCGAGAAGGCTTTAACGGAATCCATCGCACAACAGGAAGGCGCAAGCCTTTGAGAGCCGCTAAAAAAGACCCAATGGAGACTATCCGAAGAGGTTTCCTTGATCCCCGCTCATTCATAAGCAGGGATGGCCGGCAATTCCTGTATGGCGAGGACACCAGCGTCAGAAGGCATGAAGTTTGGGAGCGTTGCGGAGGCTTCTGTGAAATGAACGGCTGCAATAGGCCAATCACCGAAGAAACCATGCATATGCACCACGACAAAGAACGAAGCAAGGGCGGCGACGAATCCATGGGAAATTTAGTGGCTAGTTGTGCCCCCTGCCATAAACGCTTCCACGGCAACCGCAACCCGCAATTCCGCACGAGTAAAAACTTTGGGACTTATATACATGACTCCCCAAATAACCCTTGACAACGGCAAGGGAGTTAAGTACACTGGTGGACATGGAGACACCTCGCATGGCAAACAAATTTTACAAGGTCCAAATGAATCCAGAAACAAAGACGAGTGTATGTCCTATTTGCTCGCACTCGAACAATCATGTAGCCGACGCCAATAACTGCAATCATCTCCATAAGTTGACAGGAAAATCTGATTATCGGTTGGCGTGGTACTTTTGGGGCTTTCGGCCAGAAGGATGGGTAACCAATGAGACTCTTTAGACGATTAATTCTCCAAGCGAAACAATCTCCCTTGAATTCGCGCCAGTGGTTCGTGTCATTCGCCTGCGGCCACGAATTGTGGGTTACGCAAAAGACCAAGCCTAGCGGACACAAAACCTGTGGACTTTGCCGCGCACAGGACATAATGCGAAGAAATGCAGCTGCTGCACAGGTGAGCCGATGAGCCGTTCGACTATCAGCACCTTCAAACCGAACGAGGTTGGCGATGTGTGAATGCGGAGCCTGCGTTGAATGCTGTTGGTGCAATACGTGTTGGCAGTGTTGCACTTGTAGGACGGAAAACGAAGCAGCCACAGATGAGGAAGTCGAGTCGGAGGAATTAGAATTATGAGCCGCTCCACGATCAGCACCTTCAAACTCTTCGAGATGTATCCCGACGAAGCCTCGGCTCGCGTGTACCTCGAATCGCGGCTCTGGCCTAATGGCGTCACCTGCCCGGAGTGCAAGAGCATGGAGCGAATCACCGTCCGCAAGGATGGCTACTACCGCTGCAACGCCTGCAAACTGGACTTCACCGTGCGAACGGGGACTATCTTCGAGCGGTCGCACGTTCCGCTGCACAAGTGGCTCTATGCTATGTATTTGCTTGTCACGGCTCGCAAGGGCATCTCTTCTATGCAACTCGCCAAAGAGATTGGAATCACTCAAAAGTCGGCTTGGTTCGTTCTTCACCGTCTCCGGGAGGCGTGTGGTAAGGACTTGGCTAAGTTGCGCGGCTCTGTCGAGATTGATGAGACTTTCGTTGGCGGATTGGAGAGCAACAAACACGAAGGCGACAAACTGAAACAGGGGCGTGGCTCGGTCGGCAAAACTCCGGTACTCGGAATGCGGGAGCGCGGCGGTCGCACCAAGGCGATGCCTCTCAAGAGCGTGAGCATCGAGGAAGTCCAGAACGCCATTCACCGCAACATTGAAGTCGGCTCTACGCTGTTCACAGACGAACACGGAGCCTATAACGACTTGGACGGCCTGTTCTTCAAGCAAGAGCGCGTTATACCATTCTGCGGGCGAATACGTGCGCGGGATGGCTACCACAAACAGCATCGAGAGTGTTTGGGCAGTCCTGAAACGCGGATTGCACGGTGTCTACCATCAAGTCAGCAAAAAGCATCTCGGTCGCTACGTCAATGAGTTTGCGTTTCGTCTGAATGAAGGCAACGTTGCGCGGCATACCACGGAACGGCTCGATTCCTTCGTGGACGCGGTTGCAGGCAAACGGCTCACTCACGAGAGGCTCATCGCATGATTCGCAGCGAGCTTTGCATTGCCGGAAAACACGATGAATGTGGATGGAATCAGTGTAATTGTTCATGCCATCTCTTAGACCGCGTGACTGACCGTGTACTCGCATACCGTCCTAAGCCCAAAACGAAAGCTGCCAAAAAACGTGCGCGACGAAAGAAGCGAAAAAAGAAAAGGTACTAATGTATATAATTCCCAAAACTTTTCAGAGAGCCTTGGAGACGCTTGATGATCGTGCTGCTGAGGGTGTTAGGGCGCACCAAGAAGTCGAAATGGATTATGCGGCCGCTAGGCAAAGCTGAGCCTCTATCGCCAAAAGAAGCAGGCGAAGCATTAGCGCTATTGGAACAATTTAGGAAGGGCGAAAATGAGCGAAACCTTCAACGCAAAGCTTGACGGTGAGCGACTCGGCAAGCAGCTAGGCCGAGTGCGTACTTGGATGTTGATGTGGGGCGCCACAGGAAGCTGGTTCACGCTGCAAGAGATTTCCAGAGCAATATTCTTCCCCGAGGCCAGTATATCCGCTCGGCTGCGAGACTTGAGGAGGATGGGGTACCAAGTAGACAAGCGGAGGCGCGGCAACCCTAAAGCCGGCCTGTTTGAGTATCAGGTTCGCAAGCCAGCGCCGAAAGAAGCGCAGCCATCTTTGTTTGAGGTTCACGCGTGAGGTTTAGGAAACCCAAGTCCGGGGAATGGGTGCAGCCATTGCGTCGAGCTTACAAATTGGCGTGTTGTGATTGCGGATTAGTGCATTCGATGCATTTTCGTGTCTACAAAGGCCGTGCGCAATTCAAGGCTTATAGGGATGAAAAAGCGACACGCTTGCTACGCAAAAAGGAGCGCAGATGAAGGCCGAAACGGTACGGATTAGATTTGAAGCTCCTCGTGGGCAGTCCGACGCCGAGAGATGCAAGGTTAATGGTTGGACTGTAGGAACGCAGTTAGTGGGAGATGAAGGTTACGGTCCTACAGTGATTGAGATAACTGCTATCGGCGAAGAGTCAATCTTAGCCAAAACCATTTCTCATAACGGAGATGTGAGACACGCAAGAGGAGAGGGGAATTGGACGTTGCAATGCCGCGACTGGAAAGTGGTGGCGCAATGAGCGCGGCGGCGAATATGTTTTCCTAAATTAACCTTTGGGGTCGCGGTGCTTTCCTTCCTCACCTACACCTTTTAGGAGCGAATCAAGACAAGTCAAAGTCAAGCGAGAGGCGAATCGAGGAGGTACTTAACTTACGCAAACCTAGTAGAAGCTTTTAGCACGGCTTTTGCCAAACATTTACGGAAGAAATAGCTAAGTTTTCGGTAAATAAAGGGGTTAGGAGGCAATATTTCGCTTGACAAGGAAATTCCGAAACTGCAAGAAATCTGGAAATTTGAGAAAAACGCCGAATTCTCAATTTCTGAACTGGACTACTTGTCATGGAAGAAAGCATATCCAGGAGTGAATATCGAAGGGGAGATAGCAAAGATGCAGGTATGGCTGGACGCCAATCCGCTTCGCGCAAAAAAGAACGTAAAAAGGTTCATTGTGAATTGGCTATCGAAGACGCACAGCAGATTAGTGGAGAAAGAATTGGAAGTAATGCTCAAAGAAGACATACGCCGCAGCCGGGTGCCTTTGTGACCACCGAGCAAACTCCAGTGTTGCGTGGCTATCGCCTCAGTATCCCCAGGGTGCCGCTGTCGCCTAATAGGCTCCTAGGGAAGCACTGGAGCGCCAAGGCCAAGGAAAAGAAGGCGTGGGAGAAGGAGTTGTGGGCGGCAGGTTCCCAGTTTGAGAGTTGGGAACTAATCGCGCAGTACAAGAAACGGGTCACGGTCACCATCTACAACATACGCAGGTATGACGAAGATAACGCTTGGGCGAGCGTAAAGCCGATTCTGGATGCGATGAAGGCTCTCAGAATGATCGTGGATGACGCGGCTTCCTATTGCGATCTGACAGTTAAACAGGAACGAAGTTTGGGGAAAAAAGACAAACGCACGGTTATCGAGGTGGAACCAGCATGAACATTTTCAGATGGCTAACAATGCCAAAGAGTAATGAAACAAAAGACGTGCAAGCCGCTTATCTATGGGAAGTCCGATGGCGCTCCCGCCATGGTGAATATAGTTCTGACGTTCGAGATGAAGTTGAGGGTTTCACTACGCTAGAACTTGCAGATGAGTTCGCCACATCACTTGGCAACGCATTCAAACTTCTTAGGCATAAAGGGAAGGGTATCGAAGTTTATGTGAAACGGAAGACATGAGGATGGATTACTAAGGGCGCTAGCTCGCAGCTTATAGACCGGCAAGCTTTGTGAAAACAGGCATTCGGGACACGGGGTTTTATGACACAGCGAGGTAACGCAGGTGTTTGGGAGGCTATTGCACCATGAAAGTTACGTGGTTGCTTACGCGGTTATTCGGAGTTCCTGAGGAAATCAATGGAGGTCACCGCTGCCCGACATATCTGTGGCGCTGGACGATCTTCCAGTGGAAAGGTCACATCTCACTCTACCTGCATCACTTCGTTGGCGACGATTGGAGCCTCGACTTGCATGACCATCCGAAGCGTTTCATCTCAATTGGTTTGAAGGGCTGGTACCTCGAAGAGACGCCGATGGGATTAATTCAGCATCACCCAGAGACGCGCATCACGAAATACCAAGCGCCTTGGATTCGCACATTTCCAGCGAATCACATTCACCGCATAACGGTTCCTTCTAAGAATTGCTGGACCCTCGTGGCTGTCCTCAAACCTGTGCGCGAGTGGGGATTTTGGCACGATGGAAAGTTCATGCCGTGGCGCAGATACGTTGACGGTGAAGGCGGAATTGCCGACAAGATGAAAGCCTGTGAGTAAAACTGCCAGCACCACTCAGGCCAAAAGCTGCGAAATGCCATCGAACGAACGTATCAAGCGGTCTTTGTGAAAAAGGAGTAATTTTTCTTGTGACCACTGAAAACACGCTGAGAGAAGCACTGGAGGGGTTGGCGGCGAAGTGGCACAAAAATAAACCTATAGGCGATCCGAACTGGATAAATGGGGCTACGAGGGCATTCAGGGAATGCGCTGACGAACTCGAAGCCGCCCTCGCCGCACACCCAGTGAGAGTTGAGGCGGGGCCGAAGTATCCAATGCCGTGCGGATTATGCCCGGGGCAGATTGAGTCTGCTGATGATACCGAATGGCACGGACTAGGGAACTGCGTACCAATCTGCGACCGTTGCTGCGGTTCAGGGATTGAGCCTGCGGCAGTGACGCGCTACGAAGCTCTTTACAATCGCGTGATGAGCCTCCTTCGCAATACGAAGATGCCGCATGGTCTCTGTGAGCCACGAGAGCGCAAAGCCTGCACGCATTGCAACGCGGAAGAGGAACTCGACAAAATGTTGAGCGAGTATAAAGGCGCACGAATTGTTCAAAGCGCAGCTCCCCCTCAACCCCCTGTTACTGGACTCTCTGGACAGAGTTTTGCGACCAGCTCGGGGCCGTCTCAGTCTTCGGCTATCGCACCAGATGAGTTTGTGATTGGCAGCGATGGGAAGCGTCACAAGATTGATGACCCAAATATACCGGGATGAATGGGAATTAGTCGTTTCAAAATAGTGCTTGACAACCCAACGTGTTAGGTTTATAGTGTGTGCATTGGAGGCTATATGGAACTTCCCAACACGAAACCGATCCGAGACATTCAACGAAGACTGAACGCAATGAGGTCAGATCAACTCGGGGCAATTTTGTCAGAGGCGGCACGTTTGCGTAGGTCCAGTGATGAGACTGACCGCATGACGGGAGAGGCACTTTACCTGCAAGTGCTCAGTGCTTTTGCGTATCAAGCGGCGATAGAAGCGGAACCCGGGGATGGACTGGGTGTTCATAGGCACTCCCTATGAGTGCTCGCTGTCCTAAATGTTCCACACGGTTGATCTGCCCTGTTTGTACAGCGGCAGAGCGAGGTAGCGTTAAGAGTAAGGCCAAGGCAAAGGCATCTCGCCAGAACGGAAAACTCGGTGGACGACCTAAAAAAGAAAACTGAATTGGAAATTAAGAAGCACAAGTTGGTGACGGCAGCGTGATGCCTAGCGCGTCCGTCCAAGCTGGATTAGATACCCAGCGTAGTAAATGCCGTCACCATTTTAACGGGAGGTCAAATGAATAAAGAAGAAGCTATTGCTCTCATTGAATATTATGAGCGTACTCGTAAAACTGACATAGTCCCGCAGCCTTCCCCAACACAAATAAGCCGAGAGGAGGGTGGGGAGCCGAGTGCGGCTGCGATACGCCAAGCCAGCAAGATAAATAGCGTCTTGATTGAGCGTCACCACATTCTACGCGATGAAGCATTACTCAACGATGTGAGAAACATCATCGGCTACTATCTTGATGAGTTCGCCCCCGATACCTCAGCCTCCACCCCAGCACCGAGCGGGGAGCGGGTCAGGAAATTGTTGACTGACTACGCCGAAATCATTGCAGACATTCGCGAACGGGTAGCGAGCAAAGAGCGTGTGGATTGGGTGGACTGCAAGAACCTGCTTCGGATTATTGATGCTCTCGCTGCCCCAAAGCCCACCCCCGAAGAAAGCGAGGGGTGAAAGTGTACATAGCCCAACTCGTAAAACGTTCCAGCGTGAAAGTGAGAATAGACGGGCCTGACGCCAAGGGCAAGAATACCTCCCGGCAAATCATGGTCTGCGATGCCGATGTGGAAGAAGTTGTAAAAGTGATACGCGAGGCCCTTGTGAAAGCAACAAACGTAGCCGCCGCAGCCCTAGAAAGCGAGGGGTGAATGAGCAATAAGAAAAAGTCGCCACGTAAGTCCGTTGAAGTTAAAGCAATTGAAAAGTTCCTTGACTTTGCTTTGAAGATTAAGAAGCGAGACAAGTGGTTCATCGGTGGGTTCTTGGGCGAAGTTTGGGAGGAGTGGAATGAAAAATATCCGAATAAACGGCTGGGATGAACGCGACTACAGCCTTTGGTCGGAACTCCAAAGCCTTCCGAGTTACGGACTGGTAGCGGGAGACTCTAAGAATCCGATGCTTGCTAGAAGAGACGTTGAAAGGTTATTGCAGCAAGCGGCTGAAAATAGATTTAACAAAGCCCGTGCAGCCCTAGCCCACCCATCCCAGAGCGTTTCTGCAACAGCGGAGGACAAGAGATGATAGCTAACGCAAGATTGAGTGTCGCCAAAGTTCGCATCGCACCAATGGAACATTGGTGTCCGTACATGCTTGGAAAACAAGAGCGATTCCCAGAATTAGATTATTCGCGAATGCCCGGAACCGTCGTTCGGATTTACACAACCTCGCTTACGCAGGCGATGTTTTGCGATGGAAGATTGTGGTTAGCCAGTCCTGAATCAGTGGCGGCTTGCGCTGAGGCAATCGGCGATATTCCGCAGACACAACCTCCCAAAACGTGGTATTGCGAGCACATGCTGGAGATGGACTGATGAGCGTTAGGAATTGGCGCGATCCCGACAACGTGACTGAGAAAATCAGGCGGTGTCAGGCGGTGCGTGAAGCTGCGTTAGCTATCGAACACCAGCCCGGCAATGTTGTAGAAAAGGCGCGAGATAAGGAGTCAAGGGAATGAGGCGGGTAAAGGTCAAATGCAACTGTCCCACACATTGTAAGTATTGCGGAGCGCGACGCAAAAAAGACTACATCGGTCATTTCTGTGGCACTAATAACTGTCAGTGGGAGCACGGATTTAAAGGGTGTTTTGCTGGCAACCCCGCCCATGGCGATAGCTCCCAACGCTCGACGGCAACACCCGATTTACCCCTAAAAACACCCCCACGGGGCTTTGAGGAGAACGAGCGATGACCTTCGAACAGTGGAAGAAAAATTACCCCCTACTAGGCACTATCACGCAGCCCGATAAAATCGCGAAAGATGCCTGGGACGCCGCGAAGACCGCAGCCAGAGAGCAACTAGCAGCCTGGATGACCGCGCACAGTTTCTCAACCGGCCATGGCGATAGCTTTGAAGACCTGCTCAAAGAACTGACTTGGCAAATAGAGGAATTGCGTACAAAAGCCACCTAAAGTTCAGACCCGCAATTCCTGCAAATCCGCTCGCAGGGAAGCTACATCCAGATGCGAAGGTGCAAGCCCGGAACTCGCCAGCCAATCAAGAGACAGCAGGCAGTAAGCCTCATCGCAGTATTTCTTGAACCATTCCCAGGTCATAGGCTGCAACGCTCCCCAGGTAACGCAAGTTGTGCCGGTTGCGCCATAGCCAAAGTTAGGAATGCTGTGCCCGCCGTCGATGCCGCCGTCATTAGGCACCACGTCCCAGGTTTCATGCTGGTCGGTCTGGTCCATTATGGATTGAGGAACCTGAACGCCGATATTTATGCCCCCAAAGAGGTAGATAGCCGTTTTTGCATGGTTGAGGTTGGTATGGTCAATCTGAGCCCAGCCGTCAATCTTGTGGCCGGCCAGTCCGGTCTTTTGCAGGTAGTCGAGTACATCGGTGATGGCTGCTCCGTTGTCGTTGGCGCCAGAGATGGGATCATAGCCGGATATTGCTGAATACATGCCCAGAACTTCCTCTAGGGCCGGCGTGACCATGCTTCCGGTGTGCGCGGTCCAGTTCATCAGTAAATGGGCTGCCGCAGCACAGGTGCAGTCGCCTATAGTGTCGTTCGCATACATGCCCCAGGTCGGCTCAGGAATCTTGTATTCCCAATAGGATTTAGTCGGCGGTGGAGCGATAGCCTTGGGTTTTAGGTAGCGGGCAAAGTCCAGTGTCTTGGGATTGAACTTCGGCGCGAGTTTTCCGAGCATTCGGTCCATTAGTGCGCGTACTTCCCAAACCCGTTGGACTGCAAGAAAGCATTAAACTGGGCATTGATCGTTGCGGGAGCGGTGGGCTTGTTCACCCAGCCCGATTGCGCAGCCTGTTGCGCCTTGAGAGCCCCGGCAACGGCCACAGGAGCAGGTAGGAGCGACAGGATGGCGGTTATTACGCCGATTCCTAATCCCATGCTGGTGGTGATGACGCCTCGCAAGGTGGGGTTAAGGATGTGCGCCGCGGTGAGGATTTGCCCTAACTGGTTCTGCACGTCGATCAGGGAAGTCTTGATCTGGTCCACCAGGCTGGCTGTGGGATTGGCCTGGTAATCGCCTATAAGCTTCTGGATGACCGGAATCGCTACATTGATGGCTCCGGTAGCTGTGGCGATGATTGCAGCAATGGCGGGCGTCAGAGCGCCACCAGTGGCCGCGTCAGCGACGATGGTGGCCACGGTGGTAGCGATATTCAGGATGGTGGGAAGGTCGGCAATTGCGGTGTTGACCCAATTGGGCACCGCGCAGCCTTCAATAGAGACTCCCGCTGCGACAATCGCAGCACCAGCAACCAAGTGGCCCGTGAATTGTCTGCGGTTCATGGTGTTCCTTTTACCACAAGAATGCGGCGAGGATACATCATTTTAGGTGAAAAAACAGATTAATTTGCCGTTTTACCACGTTGTGTGCACTTTTGTGGACACTTGCTTGACAACGTAGTGTAGAATCCCCGCAGCAGGAGTTGCTTGTGGCTCAACGCATCGACATTTTCATTCACAACGCCGATCCAACGGGAAAGCTCGACCAAATTGTTTCCATGCTTCAAGCGATACAATCTCAAGGAGGAACCATGTCCGCAGCGATGGATGCGCTTACCGCGCAAGTAGCACAGAACACTTCCGTAATCAGTTCCGCTCTGACCCTGATTCAGGGCTTTGCAGCGCAACTGGCTGCGGCTGGCACCGATCCGGCAGCGCTCGCGGCTTTGCAGGCTTCTTTGCAACAGTCCGATGATGCTTTGGCTGCAGCCGTGGCCGCTAACACGCCAGCAGCTCCTCCGGCAACTCCGTAACGATTGTTTAGCCAACATCAGAGGAGAGGGCGGTAGCGGGATGGCAACCCGTTCTTTAGCGACCGCCCTTTCAATTTGATAATTTAGCGTCCACCACCGCCTGATTCCGCACATGTTCCTGATAGAGCTTCTTGGCAGCTTCCACACGCACGTCCATGGCTGCGGCGGCTTCCAGATCGGATAACACCCCACTCTTAGTGGCGACGGAATGCAGCACAACCGCCAAAGCTTCTTTATCCGCGATGGAGGAAAGTAACTGCGCTCCCATGGCCGAATTGCTGAGTGTATGGGTGGCCTCGCCGGTCTTCTTCACGCTTTCAATGGTAGACTTGTTCAAGGATCCGATAATTACCGCCACGCTGCTCAAGATGGCTGCTATTCCCGATCCCACCGCAGCGATAATTAGCGGGATCGTGCTGGGTGATGGGTCAATCATGCTTTGGGGCCTCCGGCGCAATTTCTTGAGCTTTGGCAACCTGTTTGGCTGCTTCCTTGGTGGCCACGGCGGCCGCGTCAAGCGTAGCCTGTAACTGATCTGGCGCTCCGTGAAGCTGCAAAAACTCGCCCATGCGGTAAAGTCCCAATATCACGAAATTGATGCCCATAAGCGTCCAGACCTGCTTGCCGGGGATGCCCAGCAACGCGCCTCCAGTTCCGGTGGTCAAGGCCACTGCCCCGCCAGAGAGAAATGAGCGCATAACCCCGAGCATCCAGGTTTTCCAATCATATCGCGCTGCGTTTACGCTCATCATATAGGTCATATAGTGGTTTCCTCTGGTAGATTTTTAATCTGGATAGTACAATCTCCCGCTTCCATCGCTCCTTGCGTTTTGGCCCAGAAATCGTCAAAGGCTTGCCGGCTGTCGCTGACAAAGTTCAATCCCCGAGATTCGCCCAACAGAATGCAGCCTCGTGTGTTATCGGGGTAATTCCCAAAATGAATTTCGATATCGCTGCGCCCCGGCACTCCGCTCAAGAGCGGCATCAACCGTCCAAAATGCGGCGAGGGATAAACAATCACGGCATATGTCCCTTCAGGCACAGCGCTCCCCGGCATCCCATCTCCCAACGGAAGCTCCAAAGTAAAGCATTCAAAGACTCCATCAATCGAGAGTTTTCCTTCCGTCGAGTAGCTTCTGTAAGTGTCACGTTCCACCAGAAGATTCACTTTTTTCTTTCCGCTCTTTCCTGCGAATCTCTAGCAATTTATTTAGCACTGAAATCTCGGTTTGCTGCTCCAACATCTTTACCTGCAATTCAACGTTCTTCGCTTCCGCGACTTCCAGTTTCCGTTGCAAGGCGGCATATTTCCCGTTCGATACGTGCAGGATGCCGGTCAAGATTTGCTTCTTTTCTTCCTGCTCCTGCTCCAGTCGTTTCTTGACCGCTACATCTATGATCTGGGCCTGTATTCTTTCGCGCTCACGCCGGCGCTTCTCCTTCCAGGTATAAAGTTTGGCCCAGGCGGTCAGGCCCATGGACCAGGCTAGCGCGACGATGGACGCATACTCCTTTACATCTGTGAGTTTTGGGACGCCCAAGACTCAACCTCGTAGCTGAGAATGACAACAAATTATTTTCCTGCCGATAAAGTCTTGACCGCCCGCTCGAAGCTAAGAACATATTCGCCACCTACCTCAAAATAGTCTGCCGGATCGTTTTCCATCTGCATCACGATGCTGCCGCCGCGCCCGTTGGTTCCCGTTTTAAAAGACAAGATGAACCGCTCATGGAGTTGATTCTTGCTCATGCATTGAACTACCCCTACAGCTTTACCTTCCATGCTAGACTCCCTCTCCAGAAAGCGAGGTGATGCCACTTGATATCAAACCCTCTGGGCCGACGATACAGACTAATCCCCTTCTTCCTTGTTGGGCTGACCGGGATGGGATTCTGCACTGCGAAGGCTCAGAATTGCGTGGGTGGTGAGCGCTGGGTAGCCACAGCCGCGTTTTAACCAGCATTTGTGCTATAAAGAACTCATCCGGCCCAAGAAAGGGAGGGTTCGATGAGCGTCCACCGAAGATTTCTGAAGACTCCCCTGGGAATAATTGAATATATCTGGCTTGATGGCGGTCTGGTGCCTTACGAGGTGTTGCGGCAGGAATGGCATGAATTGAGCCGCACGCCAGAGCCGCCGTCATTTGACACCAATAGCGTGAGAAATTACCCCAAAACCGGGGAAGTAACCCCCAAGACGCTGATTGCGTCGTGCAGCTAGTCGCAGAGCAGACCGTAGCCTGCGGTGTTCCATCTATCGTAATTTGCGTTTTGCCAACCACGAAATTCTGACCTGTGATGGTTACTTTGGGCATGGGGAACAGGTCTATCTGGGTGGAAATGATTAAAGCCGGAGACGGAGCGGGGATAGGAGCGATCGGCAAGCCCTGAATCTGCAAAGCCACGGTGTTGGTGGTATTCGTAGCCGTAGCAGTCAGGTTGACTTGCTCCAAAGTTATGCCTGAGGGCACCGCGCTGACGTTGAAGGTGCAAGTACCGCCGACTATCAACACCAAAGCTGGCGTGCAGGCATTGGAACTAAGCGAGAAGTCCGCGGCCAAGGTACCGCTGATCGTTATGGGGGTGCTTCCTAATGTTACCGAGACGTTACCGTTGTTTGTAACAGTTCCTGTAACAGTGGGGCTGGTCTGCCCTTGAATGGTGCTGGATAAAATTAGCGGTCGGGGTGTGACGAGCAGGCTGGGATTGGAGACTGGTGTACCAGTGGCGGTCAAACTCGCTGACGTGCTTGCTGTCGTGGCCGAGAATGTCGCTGTAGCCGATTCAGCACCAATGATGGAGGGCGTAACGATAATGGATTTCTGGCAAGTTCCACCGGGAGCGAGAATCAGGCCAGAAGTGCAATTATTCGCGGGCGTGCCCGAGAGCGAAAAGTCTCCCGCGTTGGTGCCTGAGAAAGTAGTTACCGGGCTGGACATGGTGATGCTGGTTGAGCCAGTATTGGTGATGAGGAAAGTCTCAACCGTGCTGGCTGTTCCTTGAGTCACGTTGCCGAAGTTCCAGCTTGTCGGCGCAACGCTCATGGAAGCGGTTCCCGCCGAACCGGTGCCAGAAAGTCCCGCTGAGGCTGTAGCATTGGCCCCTACCGTAACGGTCGCGTTCTTGACGCCGGCAGAAGTGGGCGTAAAAACAATGATTAGCGTACAAGTTGAGCCTGACGGCAAAGATTCATTGATACTGCAAGTTCCTCCAGTCAGGGCAAATTCAGGGTCGCTGAAAGTGGCAATCGGATTACCGAGCGTAGCGGTCGCAGTTCCGTTGCTCGTCACGGTCAGAGTTATTGGCGAGCTGCTGGAACCAACATTTACCGAGCCGAAGGATGGTGGAGAGCTAATCGAGAGCCCCGGCGTTGGCGGGGCAGTGCCAAAGTTGATAGCCCCGGAAGTCCAAGGACCGGTAGCAGGCCGGGGATTGCCGTTTCTGTCGGAGTTTAGAGCCGTAATGCCCAGTGAGGTAAGATTAGCTCCCAGATTTATAGCCGGGGAATTGACTTTCAGCGTTCCATCGCTATTCACGAAGCCTGTAGAGGCGCTGTAGAAGCCGTGCGTATCCGAGCCCGTTCCTTGCCACGCCGAGAAGCTGTTCGTCGTGACACCATTCCAGTTCCAGGAAGAATTTGGCCCGGCGATAGCCAATTCATAATAGTTGTGGTCTATGGTCGGAGTCGTGGAAGGCGTAAGACTGACAAAGGTGTTGGCATTGGAGAAGACGTTGTTCTCATACAGGCTGCCGCTGTTGGGGCTGAAAGCCTGAAGGTTAAACGTCCCTGAAGCATAGATCAGGGTGTTGTTGACGATGACTGCGCCGGTGGAATTGGTGCAGACCGCTGGAACCACATTGTTGTTGCAGGCATTTACGAACAGCCACAGCATCCGGCCATAATCGACATTGGTCGGGTCCCCAATGAAAACGTTGTTGAATACGTGCAGATTTTGCGTGGAGCTTTCGATGTACAGAAAGGCGTTGAAGCCAAATCCAAACAGGCCCGGATCGGCGCTGAAGGTATTGTTGTAAATCGAGGCATTGATGATTTGCGGGGAAGCTGTCCCTCCTGCCGCCCAGATATGAAACCCATCATGGTGATTGGGAACATTGGTATTGCTGTTGGAGTCCCAATTCTTCATCGAGCCGACAAAGCTGTCGTGGTAGAGGTAGCCGGTGATGGCCCGATTGAAGCTGCCTCCCGCGATGCCATGGTCCATATTGGCATAATAGATATGGTCAAATTCGGGATTGTCTCCAGTCTCTCCGTCATGGATGCACCAGCCCATATCGGTGAGAATCAGGTGGTGAGCGTGGATGCCGGTTGAACTGTACCCGGTGATTCCCGCTACCCCTCCGGTATTGACGGCGGTAGGATCGCTCGAGGAAGTCCGAACGTAAAGATTCTTGATGGTCAGGTTACGAATTTCAATGCCGGTTCCACCTACCGCCAAGATTCCTACGCTGCAAAACGCCGCTTCACCGCTGCAATTGGTATTGTTCGGGCCTGAGGGCGTCGTAAAGTTGGTTCCCGCGGAAGTGTTATGAATGACGCCGTTGCAAGCGACTTGAGCGTTATTGACCCAGCCGCAAGTCGTTCCTCCGTCGATGAGCACATTGCTTTGCCCGTTGGTGTTGATGGCTCCGGTATAGCCAGACCATGCTGGAGAGGTCAGATTGGCTCCGGTTTCAAATTTCAGAGTGATGGGATTCCCGACCGAGCCGCTGGCGAGGAAGGTAAAGGCCGTTCCACCAGCGGCGATAGTGATCGTTCCACAGAGATGAGAGGTGTTTCCCGGCACATCATCGCCAATGACGTGAGTCGAGAGGGCGCGAGCGTTGGCGCAGTTTGCTCCAGTATTTCCTCCCGCCGATGTTTGCGCGAAATAAATGTCAGCGGCTTGCGCTTTCGCGCCCCACAGGGTTAACAGTCCGAAGATGATTAAGATTTTCTTCATAATATTGACGAGCGATGTTTCGCTGGTGGAGGATTGGCGGGCGTAAATGCCACCTGTATTCCCAGCCATGTGCCGGTAGTCGCCATTGTGAATGTCGGGGAAAAGGTTCCGGTGCTGCCGGGAGAGCGGTCGGAAAACATATGTGCTACCTGATTGGAGCACCCTGAACAGGTGTTGTAATAGACTTCCTGCGTGTAACTGGCCGGAGTAGTCAACCCAGCGTTCGCCGTCCCGACATACCAACCGGTAGCGATCAATAAATCCGTGGCGTTGGTGGTGGTGATGCTGCCTTCCGTGATTGGGCCAGCCGTGGTGTTGCCAGCACTGTTGAATCCGTCTGGGGTACAGGTAAGACCGCTCCCGAGCACATTAGGATATTCTGTGACAATTAGGTAGCCGCCTGCTCCGCTTGCAGTCTCCGTGAAAGTATCATTGCCGCTACTGCCTTGAGTTCTAGCGCAATAGATATTTATTGTTAGCTGGTTCCCTGAGAACGGCGTGCATTGATGAGTAACTTCTGCTGATCCCCAAGAGAAACCAAAGGTATCGCTGATAATGGTGGTATCGCAGGCCGAGCTGAAGGTTACGACAGAGAGAATCAAAGCGTGATTTGAGCCTACGCCATTAAGGGTGCATTGCACGGTACCTGAAGAGAAGAAGGCGATATTGCATGACTGAATCGGGGCAGCCTTGGAACCACTGGGCCAGCACAAGAATAGAATCGCAGGCAGAAGGATTCTCAATTGCACTCCAGCACCCCGTTGACAAACTTGGCCGTGGCAACCGCAGTCACGTTCATCGCTAAAATGTCATAGGCCGATATGGTTGTAGTGGTGAAGTCCGATAGCGTGGTGCTGTGAATCGCCGTGCCTGAAGCGATGCTCACTCCGCTGGTGGAGATGGAGTTTCCGCTGGTGGGAATCGCCGTTCCGGTGGCTACTTTCCAGAACTTTACGGTGATCGTTCCCGCATCAATGACCAAGTTGTAAGAAGTAATCGTGCAGGCGAATGGCACGGTGATGTAATCAGTGGTGGTTGAAGCGGCTGTGAGAGTTGAGCCACCTGGGTCTCCGATGGCGAACGATAGCCCATGCTTGGAAGTAGCGCCCCCGCACAGGAAACCGGCATCGGAGAGCGTAACCGTTCCAGAAGAAACACTCGCTTTCACGCAGTCCTGATCGGTAGGCGTGGCACCCCACACTCCCATCAATTTGTCAGCCGCATTATCCCAGACGTGCCAGTTTTTATTGGTGGTGTCGTAGCCGTGATCACCGTTCGCAGAAGTTGTGAGTCCTGCCCCCACGCGAGCCTTCATCAGCGTGACACCGGAGAAGTCGTAAGTATTCGCGCCGAAAGTGGCTGAAGCGTCGGTGTAAACGATGGTTGCAGGCAGGCGAGCCTTGGCTACCGTGCCCGAAGCGATATTTGCTCCATTAGTGGTGTCGGTAGTGGCACTCGCAGCGAAAGAGACCCCATTTGTTTTTAGGCAGATAATCGCCAGAGTTGCTGAAGTCGTGCAATCTCCTGAAATGTTTCCATTGGTGATGGAAGAAGGACCGGAAAACACTGGAAGATTCCCGGCTGCTGGTGTTCCGGTGACGGTGACGGTTCCCGCCGCGGCAGGCGCTTGATCTTTGGTCACATAGTTGGAATTGTCGCTGATGAAACAGGCGCTGCTGTTGATCGCCAATTGATAATTAGTACCGCTGTTGACCGTGGAAGTCGTAGGCGTGAACGTAACCGTTCCGGTTCCTCTATTCTCCGCGCAGAACATGAAATTATTGGCAAATCCGGCTGAACCTGCTTGGGGAACCGTGACGGCTACAGGAGAAGCGTTCTTGTATTGGACAAAGTTGGCGCGGTCAGTGCTTAGAATCGTGTCAGTGGTGCCAGCAACGAATCTGGGAATGACTCCAACAGGCTGCCATGCGGGAGGTTGCGCTACACCACCGGAAGGCGTTTCTGTGTAGACCTGGGGCACACTGTTGGGAGAAGTCGGTCCTGCCAGTCGCGTAGCAGCGCCAAGAGCAGCTCCATACATCGTGTCGCCAGAAATGGTCATGGGATTGGCGAAGCCGGGAGTGCTTGCTACCGAGCCACCGGTTAAATCTCCGGGAGGCGAGACGTATCCAACCGTTCCCGGTCCAGCATTGGCCGGGCCGATAACCAGAAAATTGGTGTTGCCGGGAGTGATTGCAGTGCTTCCCGTGTCGTGCAATTGGCCGCTAGTGGATAGAATCGCGTAATCGTTTACTACAGACTGATTGTCGAAAGTCGCCGCACAGGTGATGAGCTTGCAGATAAGAACGTTTCCAGTAGTTCCTGCTCCAGCTTGCGCAAACCCTAGAATCCCGGTAGTGGCATTGTTGGCGCAAATAACCGCCAGTCCGGTGCCATCGTTGCAGACTGCCCGATTCAGAGTTGTACCTGTCGAGGCGTTGTTGGCGCGTTCAGCCACAATTCCGGCACCGGCAGCGTTGAATCCATGCGAACAACGAAAAGGGTTAATACCGTCATCTGAGCAGGTGGAATCAACTAGCGGAAGCCCCGGCCCGGTGCCTTTGGGGATGACGTTCAAAGAAGAAGCATTGCCGCCGCCGCTGGAACTGCTTCCCCCGCCCCCGGTAGTCGTGTAATTCATGCCATCGCTGATAAAAGTGACGTTCTGGCCGGTAGTGAGCAGAACGGAATTGCCCGCGCTGTTGATGGTGGAAGTGGAAGTGATGGTTACGTTACCGGTGCCGATATTCTTAGCTAGGAATCGCTGCCCTGAGCCGAAGCCGGGGGTACTCGCTGGTGGCAAAGTGACAGAAACCGCCCCGGTATTGTTGAACGTGGTGAGGAAAACCACATCTGTTGACGCAAAGGTATAAGTGGTGCCCGTTTGAGGATTGGTGCCTGCCAACATCTCCGCTACGTTCTGCGCGTAAGCGGGAGAGGCCAGCAAAAGCAATAAGAGCAGTCGTTTCATTCCATTTATCCCCACCAAAATCCTAACCATGAATAGCTAAAAACCTCGCCATCGTACTTCAGTGGCGAAGGCCACCAGCGAAACATATAGAAAAACCCGTTTGGATTAACCCTCACGCCGATTCTTCTCATCAAATCCTCAATTGTGCGAAGTGACGCAATCTATCTCGGCCCACGTAGAAACCATTGCACCATTTGATGTGCCGTTGGCGGTCACTACCGTTATGGAGCTAGAAGTCTTAGAAATGCTGTCGATGTATGGAAACTGGGTTGAAGTTACGCCTTGGCAGACCGCGGCATAGTTAGCGTCCGTGTATGGTGCTGGCAAATTAATCGTGGTGGAGCACTTCGCATAAGACGCTCCGCTGGTGGAGCAAGGCGTGCCAGCGATGTTGCAGCCCGAAGCGCAGAAGGTGAAGTTCTGGACGTTTACCGGGATAGAAGGGCAATTTGCTGTGGTTGCCGATCCGCCGCCCACATTGTCGGTACAGAGAAATTTGGAGTTACCCGTTACCGTGCTCGCCGTGAGCAGTTTGGTGCCATTTCCTTGAGTCCCTATCTGTGTTGTTCCGCCGTTAAGTGTAAAACTGGTGTTAGCGGTCAAGGTGGTAAATATTCCAGTATTAGGCGCAGTCGTTCCGATAGGACAGGGAGAGGCCCAGTCACAGCCTTCCAAGAAATTGGAGTTAAGCGCGGCCACCATGGTGTTGCTGGCGACTACGAATGGAGCTGTTCCTGCAATTACCGTACTGGTGATCTGCCCTGAAAACGAGCCGGTCGTAGCAATAAACCCGCCAGAGAAGTTTGGCGAGCCCGAGAAGACAGGTCCGCCAGCCCAAGTACCTGTAAGACTCCCACCGCCAGCGAGGAAATTGGGGCCAGTGCTGGTAAATCCGACATTGAAATTGGTTGGGCCGTTAAAGATTGAACTGTTATTCCACTGATTTACTCCAGTCCAGGTATTCGCTGAGGATAATAGTGACAAATTTCCAGCCGTAATGTTGTCGATGGACCATATCTGAGAACCTAGCGAGTTTTGCAGCACGAATCTGTAGGCATTGGCTCCAAGGAAGATTCCGCAGCTGCTTGAGCCTGCCGATCCGCTGGGCCTACCTCCAGCATCAAGTAAAACAGGGTTTTGATTGAGTACCGAGCCGAGCGCATCACAATTAGTGGTCTGCTGGACGCTTGTACCAGCCTGATAGGTAAAGAGTTTCCCTCCAGCCAGCGGTTTCCCATTGTTATCAAGGAATTGCGGGCGCATAAACGGGTAGGGCGAGACTTGCGCATTGGCAGATAGCGCAAAAATCATACTAAGTAACAGTAGACAGCCCATCGTTTTCAGGCATAGAGTCAGTGCAAATGACTTGGTTTGTCCTTGGCGTTGTGTTGCTGCTCTTGGCACTTGGCGTCTCCGCGCTTCACATCTTTGTGGCCACGCTTGTTCTATGCGCTGGTTTTTTCCTGATCGTAAAAATTGGAGAATGGTTATCATGGCGTCGGATTCGCGGAAGATTGCACTGAAGCTGCCGCGCCTGCCTTCCCGAGCAGTGAAATCACGTTCTTAAATTTACCCGCTGAAAGTGCATCAGCAATCGCGCTTTTGGTAGCTCCTGAGACCGTATTCCAGCCAGTTGAATTGATCGTATTGTTCAAGACTTTCATCGCCGCGCCAGCTTCCACAGCGCCCTCGACTCCTCCTGAAGCCATGCCCGCTCCAGCAGCAACCACGGTTTGCAGCTTCGAGAACGCACCGACCTGTCCTGTTTTTCTCTGAATTGTTGCATCCATTACGTCGCTGAGATTCTTCCAGAAACTAAACTTGGCATTGAGGGCCGCTAAATCGGGATTGGCCTTGCTGATTTCATTTCGGAGAGAATTAGAAAATTCCTTGCGTACATTCGTCAGGCTGGCATCGGAGATGTTGTACCCACCCCAACCCTTCGATTCAGCCACGGCGTTGTCGAGAACGCGGCGAGCTGCAACCGCATCTTGAAAGGACAACTGTCCACCCTGTGCCATTTGCTTCATTTGATCTTGTGCCGTGTCAATTGCGGAGCTAACTTCAGGACGTAGATTCACTCCATTAACCACAAACTTATTCCTTAATTTGTCCAATGAATCGAGCACAGGTTGTGCTCGCATGTTTCCCTGTAAAGATTGGACCTGTTGCTCAATCTGTTGGCCGTATTGGTCGGCCATACCTTCAGCCTTTGTTTGCAATCCTTGGCGACTAGCCGCTATCGGGCGCTCTTGTAGCAATTGCGGCATGATTTTCTGCGTCTGGAATTTCGTGCCCTGCTTAGTGGGGTTGAGCACATCTTCGTAGTTTTTAGCTGCGGATTTCTTCAGGAAGTCCGAAAGCCCCGGCACAGCTTCGCTAGCACCAGCCGTCGCTGCCCCTATAGCCGCTGGAACCGTAGGGTTCTCTCCGCGTGCCACAGCGGGAGCTGCTGACCCGCCAGCGGAAGAAATAATCCGCACAAATGGGGCATACTTCGCGAGGGCTGGAATCTTCAGTAACGCATTTTTAATTGCCCCCTCTCCAAGGGCCATTTCTGCGGCAGTTTCCACACCAGCCCCGACCTTTTCCGCCATACCTTGCGGCTGGATTCCTTGGTCAAATGCCTGAACTCCGCTAGATGGCGCGAGAGTTTCCCCGATACCGGGAATTTTGTTGAGTCCCTTAGAAATAAGTGCGACAGGCTGAAGCGCCGATTTACCCATGCCCTTTAATTCACTGCCAAATGTGTTCACGTAATCGCTAAAACTTGGGCGCGGAACCGCAGGAAGTTCAGCTTGGGAAGAAGTATCCTCTTGCGCTGTCCCGCCATGCTGGGCAGCTAAAGCGTCATAATCCACGGTTGCGGTACCACCGTGTTGGGCAGCGAGCGCGTCATAGTCGATTTGTGGACCTGCGCTCACTGAATCCCCGCCTTAGCTTTGAAATTATTGAGTGATTGCTGATCTTTGAACGTATAGGTTTTCCCGTTTGGAGTTTTGACGCTAAAATCTTTAGTCCCTCCAGAAGGGCTACTCACTAAATCAGGATGTGTGGGAGTTGCCTGCATTCCACGTATCTGCGGAACACGATCCCGCAGACGGTCAAGGTTGGCTTGAAACTTCTGCGCTTGTTCCAAGGCATATTTGGAATCAACCGATGCGCCGCTAGGAAGATTCTGGAAGAGAGCATTGCCTTGAATTTCGCTGGTACGTGCCCCCCCTGTGATTTCTTTTGGCAATCCCAGCGCAGATTCCTTTAGGGATTGGACGGTTATGATGTAGTCTTTAGTTAATTGAGTGGCATCTTTCAATGCCCCAGCTTTCATGAAATCGTTTATCATTCCCGGCTCTGAATGAGATAGCACCTTGGAGATAATCGCTCGCTGTGCTGCTCCCTGATCCAACGCCTTGCGTGCAGTTACCACATCATTCAACTTCGTCTGCATGTCGTTCAAAACAACGTTATGAGTGCGCGAATCCTGAATGTCCTTGTCAGACGCTTGAGTAATTCCGGTGTAACCTGCCTTGACCGCATCGGCCTGCGAGAGCAAATGCGCTCGATTGTCTTTATCGAATGCCAACGAGGGCCGATTCGCTTGGGTGATGTTTTGTCCGATTTGCGCGGTGTTAGCTGCTTCCTGTGCTTTTGCGCCGATGACTCTTGGATTTGTTTCTTTGTCAATCGAACTAAGATAAGCGCCCAATTGGTCTACAATTTTCGAGGCTGCTTCAATCCCTCCGGTCTTCATGGCTTGTTGAGCCATTATCTTGTAACGAGAATTTACTGGGTCACTCTGCGGCACCATCTGGTCAATAGCGGAGGACACGTCTGCGATGCTGCCGCCCTTCATCATGTTGAGCTTGATTTGCTCTATTCCGCCTTTGGCTTGCGCTTCAGGGATCTGAGCTTGGGCTAACTGTCCCTTGCTGGTCGCTTCATCGGCCTCCGCTTGGGTTTTGACTGCTGCAATGGCGGCTTTGTGGCCCATCGCCATCTTTACAAGGGCATCCAGTTGCTGCGGATTCTGATAAGTAACCGCTTGCGCTTCCTGTGGCGTGGCCCATCCCTTCTGTACCGCATTTGCTTTGGCTTGTTCCAAAAGAACAGGCTGTTGGTCAGGTGGAGCTTTGGCTACATCGCTGAGGGCTTGCACCCAGTGATCGGCCTTCATGTCTGCTAGCGTTAATTGACTTTCATTCAGGCCCGTCAAATCTT